GGTGGAGAGACCAAAGCCCTCTGCGTCACTGATGCCGATGGTGTAATCTGCTGCGCGGTACATATTGGCTAAATCCTCGGGGCCTACCTTCTGAGAAGATAATAATACTTGTCCGTCAGTCATACCAACGTGTTCCAGAATATGTGGCAAATCTTGACCGTGTGAATCACGAGGGTCAGTATGCATAAGAAGACACGCCTTATCATGGCCGACTTCATCAAGTAATTCTTTAAACCACCACACCAGAGTTCCACTTTGTTTTCTTCTAGCATTTCGACTGTTCCAGAAAAAGATTTTCTTATTCGGACTTCTGTGGTTTACAGAGGTGTTAATAATTCTTTCTCTTGTAAGTTCTACGTTTGCTTTTTCTTCCGGCGTCTTAGCTGGATGGAAGAAACTGTCTGGTACTGCGTGAGGTAAATAATGTGAACTAGTTCGAGGGGCAACTTGTTTGACACACTCGTGTGTTACCTTTGAAATAGCCACCACCTCATCGGTGGAACGATACCATCTACCATTGAAATGTGGTGCTGGGAAGTTATCCCACACATGATAGTATACAAGTGGCACATTGGCTCTAACTTCGTTTTCGATTTCCCAGAGCCACTCATAAAAACGAGGGTCGGTCATGAACCATACCACATCAGGTTTTTCTTTTGTAAGAATAGAGCGAACCATCTCATGGCTACCGTATCCATCAACTGGGAAAACCCTCCAATCATCACCCCAGGGGTCGATTGATTGTGGCCTATAGTCGTGGTGCTTCATCGCACCGCCTAGACAGATAAACTCATAGCGCCCTGTCTTCAAGAGCGCTTCAATAAAGTATTTAGTTTGTGTTCCTACTCCAGAGGGGGACAATGGATGGTCGGATAACACTAAGATTTTTTTCTTTTTCATTTTTTCCTCACGGACAATGTTCCGTTTTATAAAATTTGCAACCGTAACCGGAAGTGCAAGACAAACGGTTCTTAATATACCGGTTGTTTTTAATATTGTATAACGCCATGTTTAAAAGTTTAAGCGCATTTTCAGTCTTTCTTGGACCAGAGGTGACTCTAAAAAATTCAACATGGTTGTTTTTAGCTGTTCTTTTAAGCAAAGCAAAGTGTGTTTCGACATCTTTGGGCTCAACAGACATTTTCTGACAAAAGAAGTGTTTATAAAGAGTAAGTTGGTATGTAACCATCTTATCGGAACGTTTCTTAGCATCCCAACCCCACGAACATGTCTTCCAATCAAAGATATGGACCTTACCATCGGGTGTAGCTACCACAGCATCGATGTAACCTTTGAAAAGGCGTTCTTCACCTTCGATTGTTTCGTAAAGAGGCATCTCAACGGCCAATACTTCGTACTCTTCAAAGTAGTCGTTTAAAGCATCTTCGATTTCAGGAATGATTTTCTTTCCTTGGTCGACCATATCGGCGACTAATCTTTGATTTACTTCGTTCTCATCGAGTTCAGCAATGTTCTTTTCGAGTTCATTGACGAAATAATTGTCATCTACATCTTCTTGAAGTAGTTTTTTCTCGCACACAGAGTGGATTGCAGAACCGAAAGCAGTGTATTCATTACCGGTAAACCCATCAATCCCATCAATACGAGTAAGTTTGTGGTAAAAGGCGCAGTGGGCCCAGTCTTTAAGTTCAGAATATGATATATGTGGCATTATGTACTCCTAAGAGTATATTATAACCACTTATACACTAGAAGTCAAGGCTTTCTGGGTTTTGAATCAACATAATTTTGTTATAGGCTTCTGGGCTGACCTTTTTTAGAAAATTATGATTGCTATTTGTATAGAAATCTGTGAATGCAGTTGCGAAATATTCTCTCAGAGACGTGGCTGCGTAAGAACTAATGAATAATCCTGAAGCATATTGGTTGAGTTTGTCATAGCCAATCTTTTGAAACAGCAAGTCATCAAATTCTTTATCATACTCGATGTTAGTGAAGAATGATTTCGGAAATTTAAAGCCACTCTTCCACAAAATGTCATGCAGGTGTTCTCTTTTTCTGAGAAACTCCTGTTGAATTTTATTGTCATTGTAGATATCAAATCCGTATGCGACTTCAGCCGCATGGGCTACTTCATGTACTATATTCTCAAATAAACCTTCGACATCTGTCTGCATATTTGATATGTATAAAGTGCCTCCTTGAAAAAAAGCTTCCAAGGATCTTTCTTCAAACTCTTGGAACCAACCAAAGATTATCATTTCTACTTCACTCAAGATATGGTGAGGTACTATTTCTTCTACTTTGCTTATAACTGCGGCGGCGTTTACACCTTCAACAGGTTGTTGAAAAAATACATGAATACCAGTAGGGGTATAAAAGCTATTTTGTTCTTCAGCTATTCTTTGTTGTTTCTGACGAATATAATTTTCCAGCATCATCTAATCCTAATTGGTATCCTCTAAGGAAGTTTTCTTCAGCGACGGCCATCATAAATTCAGGAAATTCATGAGCTAAAGTTTCGGCAATCATATTGACTGTCACCTCTTCCTTGTCAAATTTTGTTCCGACATACTCAACCAAATGAGCCTTTAATTCAGAATCTGGCTGTACTGCCATTGCTAATACAGGATTCTGGTGTGCTTGTTCTTCGTTAATTTCAGTTATTTCTTTTTCAGACATATTAACTCCTTACACATAATATAACAAGTAATATGTGTTTTGTAAACTATAAAACTTTAGATGCTAGTGTCGCAAGTTCTGAGCGCTCACCTTTACGGAATGCAACATGGCCGGCAATTGGGTATTCTTTGAATTTTTCTACAGCATGTGCCAAGCCATTGGACGTTTCATTGACATACACGTTGTCTATTTGTTCGATATCGCCCGTCAAAACAATCTTGGTACCTTCACCAATTCGTGTGATGATTGTTTTAACTTCATGCTTAGTTAAATTCTGAGCCTCATCAATAATAATAAAAGCATTTGCAATAGAACGGCCGCGGATATATGTTAGTGCTTCTAATTCAATTTTGCCTTTTTCCATATACATTTCAAGGGATGTTCGATCACCCATTAAAAATTTAAGGTTATCTTGAATAGGCATTAACCATGGTAACATTTTTTCTTCCATGGTACCAGGTAAGAAGCCGATATCTTTACCAAGTGGTTGTACCGGCCTAGATACGATTAAACGGTCATAATGGTTGTTCTCGCCTCTTAAACCGATTGTCTGCTGAAGACCTGCAGCTATAGCCATTAAAGTCTTCCCAGAGCCAGCACGGCCGATTAAAGACACAATTTTAATATCAGGGTCTAACAATAAATCAATTGCAAAAGCTTGTTCCTTGTTACGAGCATTGATATTCCAATCATGTATGTCTTTGTGAACCATGGGCTGAAGTGGCTCAAAAGAGTTCTTAAACCTTGCTAGCGCAGATTTCTTTTCATTTGCGTTTGATACCAGCATAACATATTGATTGGGATGCCATGGTTCTTCAAATTCTTCTTCTTCTAGAAAAACATCCTCACCATCATAATATTGGTCTATGATTTGGTCGTCAACAGAATGTACCACAAATCCTTTGTATAACTCATCTGAGCTACGCACAGCTTTTTCAGATATAAAGTCTTCTGCTGGGATTCCTATGGAGTCGCAAATGACTCTCATATTGATATCACGACTAACCATGGTGGTCTTTCTTTCAGGGACTGCCATTTGAATTGTTTTAGCAGTTGCTATGATTGTGTGATCTGGCAGTCTCATATCCAAATCAGGAGGAAAAATTACATTCTTTAATTGAGAGTATGAGATTACTTTGAGTATACCCATACCTTTTTCAATCCTAATTCCTTTCTCAAGGGACCCTTTCGTTCTCAATTCATCAAGATTTCTAATGAATTGTCGAGCATTCTGGCCTACAGAATCTTGTCTTTTTTTGTGATTATCCACCTCTTCTAAGACTTTGAGGGGAATATAAATATCATGGTTATCGAACTTGAATATTGCGTTTGCGTCGGTCAGATAAACGCTTGTATCCAAGACATAGTTTTTCTTTTTTGACATACCTGCCTTCTATACCATATATAGTAACAGAATATGAAAAACAATGCAAATAAAAATGGTGCTCGCAGAGGGACTTGAACCCCCAACCTACGGTTTACAAAACCGTTGCTCTACCAATTGAGCTATGCGAGCATTATTTATTTTCATAAAGCAAGTCTTCTACTTCATGAATTTTATATATTGCTGAAGAACTGGCTTCAGGAACCAATAACACGCGAAAACAAAAAAATGCTGCTAGAAACATAGCCATACATAACACAGACAATTCTGCAATTGTTTCAATTGTTTTCTCAAAACCCACAAAGTATATATGGACTTACATAACTTTATATTGTTTAAAACAAGTAAATGCTGCAACAGCGTTCATTAGGAACCAGTAACTACCATATGTTGCAAAATAAATTGCAAAGACAGTATTGAAAATGGTTAAACTAAGAAGCCATTGTTTTGATGTCATTATTTTCCTAAAATGGCTGGGGCGGC